ACCCCCTTAGCTATTTTCTGTCAACTAAAGGGTACTTATTTTATAGGGTGCTGGCAATATTTTTTTCCATTTTTGCTGCTAGAATTTTAAACTTCCATTTGCTCTATTTTTAATTTACCATAAACATTCAGCTTTATCTAAACGTGAATTTAAGACAATAAATCTATTACGATAACTATAATTATAGAAACCTTTAAGCTTAGAAAACTCACCATATTTAATAGTAATATTTAGATATTCAGCAAGCTCAAAGGGATTTCTAGTTTTATAGCGCTTAACTAAAGCGTTAGCTTTACATATTATGTTCTCCATTCCCTTCCCCCTGTTAATTCTCTTTCTTTTTTCTCCCATATTTTTTATTAATTTTCTTAGATTCAAAATACATTTCAGTAACAAGTCTAAAAAACTCTTCTTTGTCTTCTTCAGGAAGTTCTCCCCCGGCAAATAAAGCCTGAACATCATTTAAAACTTTTTTTGCTTGCACCTTTCCAACATAACCATATTCTTCTTCAGCATTTTGTATAAATGAGCCATCATTTCCTATAAGGTAATCTAATGATACATTTAGCACTTCAGATAACTTTCTTAATACTTCAGGATTTTTGGGGAAGCGGTCATTGGATTCATAATAACCTAAAACTCTATCTGAAACGCCTATCATTTTACCAAGTTCTGCTTGGGTCATTCCCTTTTCTTCTCGAAGCTTTCTAAGACGATCTCCGAACAACATATTCTAACACCTCCATGAGTACTTATAAATATTATAACAATATGTTCGATAAACATCAATAATATGAATAAAATATTCGAAGATATCATAAAAAACATTGACTACGAACAAAGTATTCGATAAAATTATTATAGAACAAAACATTCGAAGGATAAGGGGGATTTTAATATGATGTACATACAAGTAAAATGCCCAATTTGTGGGCGTAGGTTATTTGACAAAGAAAGCGAAGCAAAGGGAACTATATCAATAAAATGTCCCCATTGCAGAAAAATAACAACAGTAAATCTTGGAGATTAAATATTAGATAAAAAAGAGAAAAAGACTATACCGAGCAGCGGAGTGAAATGAACTACCAAATAGCCGGATAGCTACTTTTAATTTAAGTAGTTATCTGGCTATTTTTTTTACCCATTTTTAGAAAAAAAGATGTACCGAGCAAAGGCACCATTATGAGTGACCAAATGGCCGGACAGTGACTGATTTATCTCAGTTATTGTCTGGCCATTTTTTTTGTCTTTTTTGAGCCTTTGGCAAGAAAGCCACAGCTTCTGACTGCCTTTTTATATATAAATTCAAATCTTAAAAAATTCAAAGGAGAGATGGATTCATGATAATTAAGTATGAGTTTTTAACTGGAGAAGTTGTTGAAGTTGAAGTAGCTGATGACATAGGAGAAATATCAGTAGAGATTGATAGAAATATTTATAACAGTAATCGAAGAGAAACACGTAGACACAATTCAATTTTTACTATGGAAGAAAAAGGACATCAATTTAGAGATGATAGCTGCAATATTGAAGTAGCTTTAGAAGATAAAGAAAGAACTGAAAACCTAAAAAATGCATTAGAAAAGCTTTTACCTCAGCAGAGAGATTTAATTCAAAAAGTTTTCTATGAGGAGCTTAGTATTGTTGAAATTGCAAGGCAAGAAGGAGTTAGTGAAGCAGCAATAAGAAATCGACTTAAAAAAATTTATAAAAAACTCAAAAAAACTTTAATTTAGGGGGTTCGATTTTGCCATTCCCAAGGCTATATAGTAGAGGTACTTATTTAAGCTTTAAAAAATACTACTGAGGAGGTGAAGAAAATGCAAACAATTAAAATCACAATAACAAGTCATACTCCTGCAAATATTCACATTAAGGAAGATAAAACTAAGGAGTTAGATTTGAAAGAAAAGTTAGGAGAAGTATTAAAAAAACTGAGTTTAAAAGGTGATATCAATAAGAATATGGAGGGATAACGGATGAATGTAAATATTGACTTAAACATTAAATTGTCTAAGGAAGCATTAGACAAGGTAGCTGAAATACTAAAGGTAATGCCCAAAATGGAGTTTAGTGAGGAAAAGAAAAATGAAGATAATGGGATTGAAGTGGAAAAAGAGACAGTAGATATAACATTAGAAACAGTACGTGGAAAGCTAGCTTCTCTTTCTCAAAATGGTAAACAAGCTGAGGTGAAGGCCCTTATATCAGAGTTTGGAGCAAATAAATTAAGTGAAATTCCGAAGGAAAAGTATCCAGAGCTTCTTAAAAAAGCGGAGGTGTTGTAATGGGAGAACACGCACTCTTGTCAGCTTCAGGAGCTCATAGATGGCTTAAATGCACTAAATCACCTAGACTTGAGGAAATGATTGAGGAAAAGTCAAGTGAGTATGCAAAGGAAGGTTCATTTGCTCATATGCTTGCAGAACTTAAGTTAAAGCTATTTCTAGAGCATATAAACAAAAGACAATTTAATAAAATCAAAAGCGAAATGATAAAGAGTAGTTATTATTCAGAGGAAATGGATAAGTTTGTACAGGATTATGTTGATTATGCTGTGGAAAAGATTAACGAATCAAGGAGTAATACACAGGATGCAGTAATACTTCTAGAACAGAAACTTGATTATTCAAATATAGTACCAGATGGGTTTGGAACAGGGGACCTAGTAATAATCGCTGATGAAGTGTTAGAAATTATTGATTTTAAATATGGTAAGGGCATTTCTGTGTCAGCAATAGAAAATCCGCAGATGATGCTTTATGCCGTAGGTGCTATTGATCAATTCGGAATGCTTTATGATATACAAACAGTCAAGATGACAATTGTTCAGCCTAGACTTGATAGCATATCTACATATGAATTATCAGCAAATGACCTTATCAATTGGGCAGAAGAAGTAGTAAAACCCAAAGCAAAACTTGCCTGGAATGGTGAAGGAGATTTTGTAGTAGGTAAGCATTGTGTTTTTTGTAAAGTAAAAGCAACTTGCAGAGCAAGGGCCAATGAAAATTTAAAATTGGCTTGTATGGATTTTATAGAGCCTCCTCTTTTAACAGATGAAGAAGTAGTAAAAGTTTTAAAACAAATAGGGGAGCTTCAAAAATGGGCATCGGATGTGGAAAGCTATGCCTTGTCTACAGCAATAAATGATGGGAAACAGTGGCCAGGCATGAAGCTTGTAGAAGGCAGAAGAAGTAGAAAATACACATCAGAAGAAGAAGTGGCCCAGAAGTTATTAGACGCAGGGTATTCAGAAGACATGATTTACTCAAAATCACTTCTTAGTCTTACTAAACTTGAAAAGAAAATAGGTAAAAATGAATTTGAAAAGATTATAGGAGATTTAATAGAAATTTCTTCTGGCAAATTAAAACTTGTGCCTCTGGAGGATAAAAGACCAGAAGTAAAAAGCACTGCTGAAATAGATTTTAAATAAAAGAAAGGGGAATTTAGTTATGCAAAATACAAAAGTAATTACTGGTAAAGTTAGATTTTCCTATGCAAATGTATGGGAACCAAAAAGCATTAATGGAAGTGATCCAAAATACAGTGTGAGTCTTATTATTCCAAAATCAGATAAAGAAACAATAAGAAAAATTAAAGCAGCAATAGAAACTGCTAAAAAAGAAGGTATAGCTAAACTTGGAGGTAAAATACCAGCTAATTTAAAAACACCTCTTCGTGATGGTGACATAGATAGAGCTGATGATGAAGCATATAGAGATAGTTATTTTGTTAATGCAAATAGCACTACTAAACCTGGAATAGTAGATAAAAATGTAGAGCCAATACTCGACCAAACAGAGTTTTATAGTGGCTGCTATGGAAGAGCTTCAATAGTTTTTTATGCTTATAATGCTAATGGGAATAAAGGGATTGCCTGTGGCCTTCAAAACCTTCAAAAGTTAGAAGATGGAGAGCCACTTGGAGGAAGAAGTAGAGCTGAAGATGATTTTACAGCAATTTTTGATGATGAAGATGACATATTAGGATAAAAGCTATGAAAACTTTAGCAATAGACATTGAAACTTATAGTAGTGTAGACCTCACTAAGTGTGGGGTCTATGCCTACACTGAATCACCAGACTTTGAGATTTTACTCTTTGGGTATGCCTTTGATGATAAGGAGGTAAAGGTAGTTGATTTAGCACAAGGGGGAAAAGTCCCAGAAGAAGTAATGACTGCATTAACTAATCCAGCAATAATTAAAACAGCTTTTAATGCAAACTTTGAAAGAACGTGTATAAGTAAGCATTTTAATATACCTATGCCTCCTAATCAGTGGCGTTGTAGTGCAGTTCATGCACTAACACTTGGACTTCCAGGAAATCTTGAAGGAGTGGCTAAAAGTCTAAATTTAACTCAGCAGAAAATGAAGGAAGGAAAGGCCCTTATAAGATATTTTTCAGTTCCTTGTAAACCTACAAAAGCTAACGGAGGAAGAACTAGAAACCTTCCAAAACATGACATAAAAAAGTGGGATACTTTTAAAGATTACTGCAAAAGGGACGTAGAAGTTGAAAGAGCAATACGTAAAAAACTTGAGAGTTATCCTCAAGCAGATAAGGAAATAAGACTTTGGCAGCTAGATCAACAGATTAATGATAGAGGAGTTTTAATTGATAAAGATTTAGTAGACAATGCAATAAAGTGTGATGAAATATATCAGAAAAAGCTATTAGAAGAAGCCATCCATTTAACAGGACTTGAAAATCCTAATAGTACTGTCCAGCTAAAAGGGTGGCTTGAAAATAAAGGGATAAAAATAAAAAGTCTTTCTAAAGAAAAGGTATCAGAAATACTTAAGGGAACGGATAACCCAAAGATTAAAAGAGTATTAGAACTTAGGCAGGAAATGTCAAAGACATCAGTTAAAAAGTATGAAGCTATGGATAGAGCTATATGTAAGGATAAAAGAGTAAGAGGACTACTTCAGTTTTATGGTGCAAATAGAACAGGAAGATGGTCAGGTAGACTCGTTCAAATTCATAATCTACCTAGAAATGACATTAAAGATTTACATTTAGCAAGAGAGCTTTTAAAAGCTGGAGATTATGAAACAATAGAGATTTTATTCGATAGTGTACCAGATGTGTTATCCCAGTTAATTAGAACAGCATTTGTTCCTAAAGAAGGTTCAAGATTTATTGTAGTTGACTTTTCAGCCATAGAAGCAAGGGTTATAGCATGGCTAGCAAGAGAAAAGTGGAGAATGGATGTATTCAGCTTTCATGGTAAGATTTATGAAGCTTCAGCATCACAGATGTTTAAAGTACCTATTGAAACTATTGGAAAGGGAAGTCAACTAAGACAAAAAGGTAAGATAGCTGAGCTGGCACTTGGATTCGGCGGCAGCAAAGGCGCTCTTATCGCTATGGGAGCTTTAAAAATGGGGCTTAAAGAAGGAGAACTACCTGAGCTAGTTTCAGCTTGGAGAAAGTCGAATCAAAACATTGTTAAGCTTTGGCATGATGTAGAAAGTGCTGCAATAAAGGCAGTTAAAGAAAAAACAGTAGTCAAAATGCAGTATGGACTTAAGTTTTACTATAAAAGCGGAGTTCTATTTATTAGACTTCCATCAGGAAGAAATCTTGCCTATATTAGACCAAGGATTGAAATAGATAAAAGATTTCATAAAGAAATGCTTACCTATGAAGGAAATGAACAAGGAAGCAAATGGGGAAGAATTTCTACCTATGGAGGTAAACTTGTTGAAAATATAGTACAGGCCATTGCAAGGGATTGTTTGGCAGAAGCTATGCTAAGACTAGACGAAGCTGGATATAGGATTGTATTCCATGTTCATGATGAAGTAGTTTTAGAAGTGCCAAATGATATCGGTTCAATAGATGAAGTAAAAGAGATAATGGGTAGATCAATAGATTGGGCTCCAGGTCTCCCTTTAAGAGCAGATGGGTTTGAAACTAAGTTTTATAAAAAAGATTAGAGATAGGTACCTAACGAAAAGGGAGGTACCCACCCACTAAAGTTTGTTTAAAATAAATTGAAATTCTGTTAATAATTGAGTTTCAAAAGAGAAGGATTAAGGTTCGGAAGATTGTTCCGATCCTTAGAAGAGATAGATACATTCTACACATGTATAAATATACATAAGTGATGTATAACCCTTGAAAAGAGAGGTGTTTAGATATGAACAAAAGACCATTTGTATATGTTTGCTCTCCACTAAGGGGAGATATTGAAGGAAATATAAAAAGAGCAATAAGGTACTGCAGATTTGTCTATAGAGAAGGCGGAATACCACTAGCACCCCATGTAATCTTTACAACTTTCCTTGATGATAACATTCCCGAAGAGAGAAATGCAGGTATTAAGATGGGGCTAGATTTGCTTTTGAAGTGCAATGAACTTTGGGTCTTTGGGGAAAGAATATCTGAAGGGATGAGATCTGAAATAGAAATGGCAAAAGGGCTAGGACTTAAAGTAAGAAGATTTAACGGAAGGTGCGAGCCCTTGGAGGTGGTAGATGGTGAATCTAAATCCAAAGGAAATTAAATCATTAAAGTATGATGGGCTGCTAACCATTGCCACAGGAAGAAGTAGAAAAGAGTTAAATTGGAAGAATAGAGAAATGCTCTGGTCAGAATTAGTTAAAAAACTAAGTAAAACTACAAGAACTCCTGAAACCTATGAAGAATATAAAAAGCTATCGAAGGCTAAACGGGATGAAATAAAAGATGTAGGCGGTTTTGTTGGCGGAACTTTAAAGAGTGGTAGAAGAAAAGCAGATGCAGTAGTATGGAGGCAGCTTGTTACCCTTGATGCAGATTATGTTAAAGGTGATTTATGGGCTGGAGTTGAGACTATGTTTGGTCATGGGTGCGCTATGTATTCAACCCATAGCCATAGTCCTACAAACCCAAGACTTAGGCTAGTAATTCCATTAAAAAGAGCAGTAACCCCTGATGAATATGGGGCCATAGCAAGACGTATTGCTGCAGATTTAGGAATAGATTTCTTTGATGATACTACCTATCAACCCCATAGATTAATGTACTGGCCATCAACTTCTTATGATGGAGAATATATTTTTAAAGTATTAGATGAAAAGTGGGTTGATCCTGATGAAGTTTTAGCCAGATATCCTGATTGGAGAGATTCTTCTTACTGGCCAGAAAGTTCAAAAGCCAAAAGAGATATAAAAAAACAAGCTGAAAGACAAGGTAATCCTCTTGAGAAAAATGGGCTAGTTGGAGCATTCTGTAGGACCTATACAATACATGATGTAGTAGAAAAGTTTTTAAGTGATGTTTACTCACCATGTAAAGCCCCTAATAGATATACTTATATACCAGGTACATCCTCTGGAGGACTTGTAGTTTACGAAGATGGTTTGTTTGCATATTCCCATCATGGAACTGACCCTATAAGTGGTAAGCTTTGTAATGCATTTGACCTTGTAAGACTTCATAAATTTGGGGATTTAGATGAAGAAGCAAAGGAAGGAACACCTGTAGTAAGACTTCCTTCATATAAGGCTATGCAGGATATGATAGTAAAAGATGCACAGGTAAAAAAACAGATAGCTAGTGAAAGAATTATACAGGCTAGTGAGGATTTTCAAGAAGAATGGCAAGCAAACCTTGAGATTAACAACAAAGGAGAACTAAAAAACACTCTTACAAACATGATATTGATACTTAGACATGATCCTGAGCTAAATGGAATTTTTTATAACGAGTTTAGAGGAGGAATTGATGTGGAAGGTAAAGCGCCATGGAAACGTTTAAAAGCGGGGTGGAATAAAACAGATGAAGTTTCACTTGCAGGATATTTTGATGAAAAGTATAAACTCTACTCTCCAGGCAGGCTTAAAGAAGCCGTACTTAAAGTTTCAGTTGAAAGATCAAAGCATCCAGTTAAAGAGTTTTTAAATAACTTACCAGAGTGGGATGGAATAAAGAGAATAGATAATTTATTAATCAAATATTTAGGTGCAGAAGATAATGAATACACAAGATTAGTTATGAGGAAAACTTTAGTTGCAGCAGTAGCAAGGGTTATGGAACCTGGTATTAAATTTGATACAGTTCTTATATTAAATGGTCCTCAAGGAGTAGGGAAAAGCACTCTCTTTGCTAAGCTAGGAGGAAAATTTTTTAGTGATTCATTGTCGATTTCAGATATGAGAGATAAGACAGCAGCAGAAAAACTTCAAGGCTACTGGATTATAGAGGTAGGAGAGCTTGCTGGTATTCGAAAAGTAGATGAAGAAACCTTAAAGTCCTTTTTATCAAGGCAAGATGATAAGTATAGAGCCAGTTATGGGTATACAGTTGAGGATCATCCAAGACAGTGTATAATTGTAGGAACTACTAACCAAGAAACCGGCTTTTTAAGGGATATAACTGGTGGTCGCCGCTTTTGGCCTGTTAAGACGCCAGGCAGTGAGGGAGAGAAGCCATGGGATATAAAGGATGAAGAAATAAAGCAGATATGGGCTGAAGCTTTTGACTTATACAATAAAGGTGAGTCTTTGATTCTACCCGATAGTCTTATTAAAGAAGCAGAAAAGGCTCAGATTGATGCCCTTGAAAGTGATGAAAGAGAGGGACTTGTTAGAGAATATTTAGAAAAACTTCTTCCTTCTAACTGGGATGATATGGATATCTATGAAAGAAGAAGTTTCATAAGAGGAGATGAATTTAGCAAAGAAGCTGAAGGTACTGTAAGAAGAGACAAAATATGTGCTATGGAGATATGGTGTGAACTTTTTGGAAAAGAGCCAAGCGCAATGAGGAAAATAGATTCCTATGAGATTAATGCAATCCTGCGTAAAATAGATGGATGGGAGAAATATACAGGAAACAAACAAGGGAGAGCAAGAATTCCCATTTACGGAATACAGCGAATTTTTGTACGTAAGGATAAATAAATTTCGTGAACAACGTGAACAAGAAAAATGCTTGTTCACACCCTTAGTTCACACCCTTAAACCATTAATATTAAAGGCTTATAACTAATATGTGAACAATGTGAACAAGATTATATATATAGATAAAAATAAAATAAAGAATATATAGATATAGATGTATTCTATAAATTCTATAATTAAGAATACTCTATAAGGAAATCTTGTCACAATGTTCACATAGGATTAATTTAAAATGATTGAAGCCTTGTAATTAGTAGGTTTGGAGTTCTAAATATAGCGTGAACGACATTTATATTTTGTTCACAGTAGCATAAAAAGAAAGGATTAAATTATTAAAGAATATGAAGGAAAAACAAATAGAATCTAAATTAAAACGTGAAATGGAAAGAAAAGGTGGACTAGCCTTAAAATTCATATCACCTACTATGGCAGGAGTGCCGGATAGATTAATACTTCTTCCAGGAGGAAAGGTTTGTTTCGTAGAGCTTAAATCTCCTGGAAAGAAACTAAGACCTATTCAGCTAAAAAGAAAAAATCAGCTGGAAAGCTTAGGATTTAAAGTTTACGTGATAGATTCGTTTGAAGGAGTAGAAAAGTTTATTCAGGAGGTGATGGGTTGAAATACACGCCTTATCCATATCAGGAATATGCTAAAGATTTTATTATAGATAAAAAACGTTCAGCTTTATTTTTAGATTGCGGACTTGGTAAGACAGTAATAACTCTAACTGCTATTGTTGAATTGCTCTATGACTACTTTGATGTTGTAAAAGTATTAGTTATAGCACCACTCAGAGTAGCAGAGAGTACATGGGATGAAGAAGCATATAAGTGGGACCATCTAAGACATTTAAAAATATCAAAGGTGTTAGGAGCAGAAAAAGAAAGAATTAAAGCCATTAACACAAAAGCTGATATTTATATAATCAATCGGGAGAATGTAGCATGGCTAGTTAATTTATATAAATCAAATTGGACCTTTGACATGGTTGTGATAGATGAGCTTTCAAGCTTTAAGTCACATAAAGCTAAAAGATTTAAAGCACTTAGAAAAGTAAGACCCTTTATAAAAAGGATTGTAGGCCTAACTGGTACTCCAGCACCAAATGGACTAATTGATTTGTGGCCACAGATATATCTTTTAGATGGTGGTGAGAGACTTGGTAAAACCATAACAGGATTTAGAGAAAAGTATTTTCTGCCGGATAAGAGAAATAGAGAAATTATATTTTCTTACAAACCTAAAGATGGTGCAAAAGAAGCTATTTATGAAAAGTTATCAGATATATGTGTTAGCATGAAGGCGAAAGATTATCTAGATCTTCCAGAAAGAATAGATAATTTCATAACTGTTTACCTAGATGATAGGGCAAAAGGACAATATGAACAGTTAGAAAGAGACTTACTGCTACCTCTAAAGGATGCAGATGTAGTGGCAAATACAGCGGCAATTCTTACAAATAAACTTCTTCAACTATCAAACGGAGCTGTTTATGATGAAAATAAAGATGTAAAGGAAATTCATGGCGCAAAGCTTAACGCTTTAGAAGATGTAATTGAAGCAGCAAACGGAAAACCAGTACTTGTGTTTTATTACTATAAGCATGACCTTATGAGAATCAAAGAGCATTTGAAAAATATAAGGTGTCGAGAACTAAAATCACCAAAAGATATAGAAGATTGGAATAAAGGAAATATAAAGGTTCTTTTAGCCCATCCAGCTTCAGCGGGACATGGACTAAACCTTCAAGCTGGAGGAAACATCATAGTATGGTTTGGACTTACCTTCAGTCTTGAACTATATAGCCAAGCAAATGCAAGACTATACAGGCAAGGACAGAAAGAGACAGTAATTATTCATCACTTAATAGCTAAAGGAACTATTGATGAAGATGTTATGAAGGTACTAAAAAATAAAGAAGCAACTCAAGAAGCACTACTTAAAGCTGTGAGAGCAAGAATAAATAGAGTTGTTTAGAGGGGGAATAACAATGGATGTTAAAAATTGCTTTGCTTATAAAAATAATAAATGTTCTATTTTAGAATTGAGGAAATGTGAAGGAACTGATTGTGGATTTTATAAAACTCACGAGGAATTTAAGCTAGGACAAAAGAAAGCACTCGAGAGGATTCTTTCTTTGGATAAAGATAAAAGAGATTATATAATTGAAACATACTATGGTGGAAAAATAGAGGTGATATAGCTATGAAAGCTAAGGAATATTTGTCACAGGCCATTTGGCTTGATAGAAAGATTAACAACAAACTGGAACAAAAAGAAAGACTAGAAAGTTTGACACAAAAAGTCACAGTAGATATTACACAAGAAAAAGTATCATGTCCAAAAACAACAAGTCCTATGGAAAATGCTATTGTTAAACTTATTGATTTAAGTCATGAAATAAATGAAGATATTGATAGATTAGTTGATTTAAAAAAAGAAATTTCAGAAACAATCAGTAAGGTAGAAGATAACATTTATCAATTGATTTTAGAGATGAGGTATATTAACGGAAAGAGCTGGGATGATGTATCAAGATGTATGGGATATGATAGGAGATGGGTACTTAGATTACATGGGAGAGCGTTAAAAGAAATAGATAAAATATTAAAATACGCCACTAAAAGCCACTGAAAGCCACTATTATTATGTGATATAATATAAAGTGTAAAGGTATAGAAAAATCAAGAGTACCATATGCTGTCTGAATAGGCCGAGGTTATATCGATTCGATTCCAAGGAAACGCAGCATTCTTGATATAGAGCCCGAGGAGCTAAACTCTAAAGGGCTTTTTCTATACCCTAAAAATCAAATTTATATTATTTAATTTGAATTATTGGAGATTCATGATACATATTATAATAAAAATGTATCAATTAATACATAACTTGTTGTAATTTTAGTATATTTAGTATATAATTTGATTATAATATAAGAATAGGAGTGACTAAAGTTTGAAGCATTTCAAAAGAAAAATTAATAAGTATACAGATTTTACTCCTGAAGATATAAAAAAGTACCTTGATAAGTTTAGAAAAGCTGTATTAGAGGGAAAGTATATTATTTCTAAAAATCAGAATAGACAAGAAAATATAGAGTTTATTGAGGATTATAAAATTAATACAAAAAAGGAAAAAGAAATACTATTAGGGATTCAATATGATGATTTTTGTTATGCTGTAGATAACGAGAAAGAAGAATTTGCCCATGAGAAATTGTACATATTCTGTAAGTGTCAAGAGTTAGATTATTGGGGCACTTTAGAATCTGTTGACATATATATTAAAATAAACATGACTCAGACAAAAAGAGGAGATGATTTTACTATAGTGGTTTCTTTTCATAAAAGAAATAAACCAATAGAATATCTTTTTAAATAAATTACTTGATTACACTAAATTAAAAGTTGATAATAAATAAAAAGGAGGCGCCCTAAATGAAAGGGTTTTGTGAAAAATGTCATGAAATGACAGAATACTCTATTAAAGAAGTAAAAAAGGAAAAAAATATTAAAGGTAAGAATATTAAATATATAGGGAAAGAAGCTTATTGTAATGAATGTGGAAGTGAAATATTTGTGCCTGAGATTCGTGATTATAATTTGGCTATGTTAGATAAGGCGTATAGAGAAAAAGAAGGATTAATTTCAGTACCAGAAATTGAATTAATACTTGAGAAATATGATGTAGGAAAAAGACCTTTATCTCTATTATTAGGTTGGGGAGAAGGCACTTTAACTAGATATTTAGATGGAGATATTCCTTCAAAACAATATTCTGATACGTTAAAAAGATTACTTAGTGATTCTGATTACATGAAAGAAATATTAGAGCAAAATAAAGATAAAATTACAGATTTAGCATATAGACGTATAATCAATGCTTTAGAAAAAAATGAAATTGCAGTAGAAGCTATAGAACCAGAAGATAAAATAGATTATGTTGTTAAGTATTTGTTAGCAAATTCTTTAGATATAACACCACTTGCTTTACAAAAACTATTATATTATGCTCAGGGATTTTATAAAGCATTTACAGGTGAGTATTTGTTCCATAATAATTGTGAAGCTTGGGTACATGGGCCTGTATATAGGAGCATATATTATAAATATAAAGGTTACGGTTATAATCCAATTGACGATCCAGATTTTAAATATGAAGAAATTAAATTAACAACAGCAGAAAAAGAGATACTAGATAGTGTTATTGCAAATTTCGGTTGTTATAGTGGTAAGGTTTTAGAAAAAATGACTCATATCGAGGAACCTTGGAGAATCACTAGAAAAGGTTTGAGTGACAATGAAAGCTCAGATAGAATTATAAATAAAGAATTAATAGCTAAATACTTTGGAGAGATTAAATCTAAATATGGTATGCTTAATATCTCTGATATTAAGGATTACAGTAGGGATCTTTTTAGCAAATTATATAATTAGAAATAAAAAATATATAAATTAATATTTAATCTAAGCTCTGAAGCCTTCACTTTTCAGGGCTTTTCTTATACTTAATTTTGGAGATGAAAAAAAATGAAAAAATGTAAAAAATGTCTCTGGAGAACCTGGCTTACACGAAATAAAGTGTACTGCATGTTCCCTATTTGTTTTAAAGAAAAAATTAAAAAGGAGAAAAACTATGCCAAGAAAACCAAAACGTATGTGCAGCTTCCCAGGTTGCCCAGAACTGACGGAAATAAAGTACTGCGAGAAACATCAGAAGGAAGAGACAAAGAAATATAACAGAAGCAGAAAATATAAAAAACTCTATAACAGTAGTAGATGGCAAAGGTTAAGGAAAAAGGTGTTAGCAAAACAGCCTCTTTGTGTAGAGTGTGAAAAGAATGGAAGGCTTACTCCTGGGGCTGTAGTGGACCATATTGTACCCCATCATGGTGATGAAGATTTGTTTTGGAATGAAGATAATCTTCAGGCCTTGTGTAAGTCTTGTCATGATAAAAAGACAGCAAAAGAAGATGGACGATGGGGAAGGAAAAATAAGGTGTACACCTACTAAATATATGTGGATAATTCTGTGGATAAACTGTTAACAATCTGTGGATAACAAACATAGAGGTAGGGGGTATACAATCTCAACAACCCTCAAACCAAGGAACGGGGCGGCCCTCACACGGAGAAATTCGCAATTTTTAAGGGTGGGGGTATAAGACATATGTTATAGATGTAACCATTGAAATTGCAATATTTACAAAAATGTAGTGTCTAAAAAAGTATACGAAAATAAAGGAAAAAAGCTCTCTTTTGAGAGCTATTTAATATACCGTTTTAGTTGTTCATAAAAATTTTCACGAGTTCCAGCAAGAAGTACGATGATTTTTTTTCCATTGACTTCGCTGATGGTGTAGGCAATTTCATAATTTATACCTTTATACTTTACGTCGAATCCATAAATACCAGCTAAATCACCACGTTTTGGTTGACCTATATAAGGGTTTTCTCTTAATTTTAGTAAAGCTGTTTTATAGGCTTCTTTTAAAGGTTTTTCTTTTAGTTTTTTAAAAAATCGTTCAGCAGCTGGGCTGAATAATATTTCATACATAATCAGTCCTCCGAACCAAAAATATCATCAAAATTTGCTGCAGATTTTTCACCGGCTGCAATTGCATCTGCTTCTTCAAGCATATTGGCAATGGCCTTTTTAATATTTTTACTTGCTGCTTCAAAACGTTTTATTAGTTCATCACCCGAATATCCTTGAGAAACCAAGTCTTTGAGTATCTCAACGGAAAACTCACTAGGTTCCCTGTGAAAAGGTCGAATTACAATGGCACCATCTTCAAGTGAGCATTCAACTTCACTTTTAATGTTAAGATGTTTATAAAATTGTAAAGGTATCGTAATTTGACGCTTCTTTGAAACGCTAATTACCTTACGATCCATAATATCACGCTCCATAATATTTGTAGGCATAGATTCCACCTCCTTTATAGTATATGCACAATTGGTTAAAAAATACCTGTATCTTTGTATCTTTAAAAATATTATAACAAAGAAACAAAGAAAACTCAATATAAGTTAAGAGGTGAGGAAATTGGATATACAAAAAGTGTCAGTAGAAAAACTAAATCCTGCTAAATATAATCCAAGAAAGGATTTAAAACCTAGTGACCCAGAATATGAAAAACTCAAAAGGTCTATAGAAACCTTTGGATATGTAGAACCAGTGATTTGGAACAAAAGAACAGGCCATATAGTAGGAGGTCACCAGAGATATAAAATTTTAAAAGCTCAAGGAGCCAAAGAAATAGAGTGTGTTATTGTTGATATGCCTGAAGATGAAGAAAAGGCACTTAATGTTGCTTTAAATAAAGTTAATGGTGAGTGGGATTTACCAAAACTTGCTGATTTGATTAGTGAATTGGATGAATCAATGTTTGATATATCCCTTACAGGTTTTGATGCTGCTGAAATTGAGGATTTATTTTCAAAGGTCCATGATAAGGATGTTAAAGATGATGGATTTGATGAAGAAAAGGCTATAGAAGAAATTGAAGAACCAATATCAAAGCATGGTGATATATGGATACTTGGAAAACATAGACTTATCTGTGGGGACAGTACTAAAGCAGAAACCTATGCAGCCTTGATGGAAGATAAGAAGGCCAATCTGTGCGTGACCGATCCACCGTATAATGTGAACTATACAGCCGGAAGAGAAAATGAAAGAAAGATAAAAAACGATAACATGGAAGATAAAAACTTTTATGAATTTCTTTTAGCAGCTTTTAAAAACATATTTACTGTTCTTGATGATGGAGCAGCAGTTTATGTATTTCATGCTGATACAGAGGGACTTAACTTTAGAAAAGCTTTTAAGGATGCGGGATTTCATCTTGCAAATGTGTGTATATGGGTTAAAAATTCCTTAGTCCTTGGTAGAAGTGATTATCAGTGGCAGCATGAACCTATTCTCTATGGCTGGAAGCCAACAGGAAAGCACCGCTGGTATTCAGATAGAAAGCAAACGACCATTTGGAACTTTGATAGGCCTACAAAAAGTCCTGACCATCCTACTATGAAGCCAGTGCCTCTTGTAGCCTATCCTATTCAGAACAGCACCATGACAAACTGTATAGTCCTAGAACCTTTTGCAGGAAGTGGGTCTACTCTTATAGCCTGTCAGCAGACAGGAAGAATATGCTACGGAGTAGAGCTGGACGAAAAGTATGTGGATGTTATTGTTAAAAGATATATCGAGTATGTTGGAGCTGATGAAGAAGTTTTTCTAATAAGAGATGGAGAAAAAATAGCTTACAGAAATATCAATATAACAAAATAAAGACTTGATATTACCTGTGTTTAGAGTGACATATAGACTACAGTAAAACGCAGGAGGCTGGTAAAATGAAAACTTTCACAACCTATTCAATAAGATTAGTTAAAGAAAAGGCAGCAAGGTATAATATCGACAAGAAGATAGACTCACCTTCAGAAGTTTGGAAGATAGCAACGGAAATTTTACACCTACACGAGATGTCAGAAGAAGTGTTTTCTATAATAACCTTAAGTACTAAAAATGAAGTAACAGGACTATTTGAAGTAAGTCGGGGAACAGTAGACTCAAGCCTTGTTCATCCAAGGGAAGTATTCAAAAGAGCACTACTTAGCAATGCATCATCAATTCTACTACTTCATAACCATCCTTCAGGAGACCCGAAACCTAGTCCAGAGGATATCAGGGTTACAAAAAGATTAAAGGATGCAGGTGAGCTTTTAGGAATACAGGTTCTTGACCATGTAATTATAGGAGATGGGTATTTTAGCCTTAAAGAAAAAGATATGATGTAAAAGTTTTACTTTTAAGACTTTTTTTCTTGACTTATCTGTGTTTTAGAGTGATATATAGAGTAACCAAAAACACAGAAAGGGGATTTAAAAGATGAAAGCATTATTTGGAAGAAAAATAACAGATTTAAAAGAATTAAAAGAACTGACTGAGGAAGCATTAAAAGCAGGAAGAGAAGGGACGGATTATGAAGTTACAAAAGAAATTGAACTTAGCGATGAGGAATTTAAACTATTTAGCAAAGACTTCTTAAAAGACCAGCCTTGGATTACAGAGGAAGATGGAGGGCCAAATAAAAAAGGGCAGTTAAGATGTATAAGAGTTAAAAATAAAGTAACTGGGGAGAAGGTTTTAGTAAACTCTGAGGGGTATACATACCCAAGATATACTGCCTTGGAACTAGATTAAGGCCATTAGGCCTTTTTCAGTTATTCAGATAAAATCCTTGATTTATCTGTGTTTTAGAGTGATATATAGAGTAACAAAAAACACAGGAGGGGTTAAGATGGTAAATGCAGGGGGTTGTAAAGACAAAATTACAAAAGAAGAATTTTATTTTTTAAGGCATAAAGACGGCGGGGCATACAAAATATTTGTAAATGATGATGATACAGGAGAAAGTGATTACTGGATTGAGGAAAAAGACTTTAATAAAAAATTTGAGATTATTGAGATTGAGGACTGAGAAATCAGTTCTTTTTCTTTATCTAATTAATAAATTTCTTGACTTTACCTGTGTTTAGAGTGATGTATAGAGTAACAAAAACACAGGGAGGTATTTTAGATGGATAGAAAGGAAATTGTAAAGGCATTAGAAAGACATTTTGAAGTGAAAGCAAATTACTTGGGAGCACCAAGCTTTGCATACCAACTGGAAACAGAAGATGAAATCTACACTATTGACAGAGAAGGTAAGATTATAACAGCATTGGGAGAAGAAATACAATTTGAAGAATTATTAAAAGGACCTGAAAAAGTAGAGCTTAAGGAATTAGAAACTGAGACAGCTGATGAAAAACTAGTTGAAGATATAGTAATTACTTTACCAATGGGAGATCACAGTGGCAGAACCTTAAGGAATCTAGTTAACATGATTTACAGCAAGCAGTACCTTATTAAAAAAGCTTTTGAACTTGAAGACAATATAGTGGAAGAGGATTTTGCCATCGGTATTAATGAAGTCAAAATTGAAACCTTAGAAGATTTTAAAACTGTTCTTGAAGATATAGGTGAAAGGAGCTGCCCAGGAATTGAATTTGATTTTTATGACAAAACCATAAACTTTAAATTACTACAAGAAAAAAATCCTGAAAAAAAAGAAGTTTTTAAGCAGTTTGTATCCATTCTAAATGAAAATGCTAAAAAATTAAAATATGCTTCAGCAAAAGTTAAGCCAACAGATAATGAAAAATACACTTTCAGAACATGGCTTTTAAGACTAGGGATGATTGGCGATGAGTATAAGGTGGCAAGGAAAGAGTTACTTAAAAACTTATCAGGTAATGGAGCTTTTAGAAAAGGAAATCCTAAAGGTAAATATGAAGTAGAAGAATAAATAACTAAAACGGACAATAAAATCCTTGCAATAACCTGTGTTTAGAGTGATATATAGTAGTACCAAAAACACAGGGAGGTTATAAAAATGACGAGATTAAAAATGAAAATAATGATGGAAGGTTTAATTGCCACCGCAGTTGAAAAAATTAATGTACTTGGATGGGAAGAGGCGAAGAAAGATGTAGAGAAAATTGTAGATATGGTAGAGGATTTAGAGATGTTTTGGAACCCTGATGGAGAACTTACAGAAAATGACTGGAGTTTTGAAATAGCTTCAGCCATAGAAAAAGCAAGAGAAAGCTAATAAAGGAAGCCAAGAAAAGGGCCACAAAGGCTCTTTTTCTTGTTATAGGCATAATCCATTGAAATAAAAATAAAAACCCCTTACGGGGCAAATGTAGGGAAAATGGAGGTGATACCATGGCGACACGAGGAAGAAAACCAAAACCAACTGCTCTAAAGGTACTTGAAGGCAATCCAGGAAAAAGGCCACTTAATAATAATGAACCCAAGCCAGAGAAGAAGGCACCAAGATGTCCGTCATGGCTTGAACCTGAAGCGAAAAAAGAATGGAAACGAATGGCTAAAACTTTAGAAGCAATTGGAGTTTTAACTGGGGTAGATGCAGCAGCTTTTGCAGGGTATTGTCAAGCCTATGCCAGGTGGAAAGAAGCTGAAGAGTTCTTATCAAAACATGGAACTATCTTCAAAACACCATCAGGATATATTC